CCCCAGCTTGGTTTGAAACAGGGGAAGGCGCACCTGATTTTAAGCCTTCTCAACACACACACTATTCAAAATCTGATTTAGACTATACAATGGATGTGAATCAGATATTCGATAATCTTTATGCTGAAGAGGAACAAGAAAATGGCGATGAAGAAAAAGGGTAATGCCAAAGGTGGCAAGCGTATGATGAAGTCCAAAGGCGGTGCTATGGGCGGTAAACGCATGATGAAATCCAAAGGTGGCGCAATGGGTGGCAAACGTAAAATGATGTCTAAAGGTGGCGCGGCTGGCGGCAAAATAGTTAGAGGTCCTAACTCATAGGAGAGTTAAATGGCTGTTTCAGGTTCCAACGATTTTGAGTTAGATGTAGCTGATTATGTTGAAGAAGCTTTTGAGCGTTGTGGCTTAGAGGTTAGGACAGGCTACGACCTTAGAACAGCCACCCGCTCTTTAAACCTTATGTTAGCAGATTGGGCGAACAGGGGTTTAAACCGTTGGACTATGGCACAAACTTCCACCAGTTTAACTTCTGGAACTGCTGATTACACGCTTGGAGCAGATACTATCGATATTTTGAGCGCAGTAATACGCACAGGAACAGGAACTAATCAATCTGATATATCTCTTAGTCGATTAAGCCGTGATGGGTATATTAGTATAACCAATAAAAACACAACAGGTAGACCTACTCAGTTTTATGTAGACAGACAAATTAACCCAATAGTAAAACTGTGGCCTACTCCTGATAATGTGGATACATACACATTAGTTTACGATAGATTAGTTCGTATGGATGATGCAGACAGTGCGGTGAATACGTTGGATGTTCCTTTTAGGTTTTATCCATGTTTAGCCGCAGGGTTAGCTTACTATTTAGCTTTGAAAAAAGCTCCTGAGCGGATACAAGTTCTTAAAGCTGTTTATGAAGAAGAGTTTGAAAGAGCGGCGGCAGAAGACCGTGATCGCGCTACTTTAAGTTTAACACCTAGCAGGGATTACTACACCTTTATCACATGAAATATGCAATCGGTAAAAAATCACTTGCGATATGCGATAGGTGCGGTCAGCGTTATCGTTACTTAGAATTACGCAAAGAATGGACAGGTTTGAAAACTTGTCGTGATTGTTTTGAACCGAAACACCCACAATTAGACCCAACCCCTCCTCCGTTTGAGCCGCAAGGCTTGCATGAGCCTCGGATAGACGTTAGAGAAGATAACAATCCTTTTGTCGTTTATACAAATGTTGGTTTAGGATTAATTGGAACACAATTAGACAGTTTCGAGTTGACCGCTAGTGTCGGTACAGTTACGGTGGTTATATCATGAGTTTTACTTATACCGAATTAAAAAAAGCTATAAAAGATTACACAGAAAACACAGAAATTTCTTTTGTGTCTCATCTATCTGATTTTGTAAAAGCAACAGAACAACGTATTTTTACGACAGTGGATTTAGAAGTATTCCGCAAAAATGCTACAGGTGTGCTATCTTCTGGCAATCAATTTTTAGGTATGCCAACAGATTTTTTAGCGGCGTTTAGTGTTAGTATCACAAATAGTTCCGCTAAAGAATTCTTGTTGCAAAAAGATGTTAATTATTTGCAAGAAGCGTACCCTGATTCTTCTGTTACAGGTGTTCCTAAATATTATGCAGTGTATGATTACCAAAATTTTATTTTAGCCCCTACCCCAAATGCCGCATTTAGTTCAGAACTCCATTATTATTACAGGCCAACTAGCCTTACCCAAAGTAAGTTTGAGTTAACAGTAAGCAGTGTGAGCGGTACTTTCCAAGCTAACGAAACAATTACAGGTGGCTCGAGCGGGGCAACAACTACTATATCTTCTATAACAAGTGTGACTGTTTTAGATATTATTATACCAAGCACTGATTTTACTGTGGGTGAAACAGTGACAGGTGGTACAAGTGGCGCAACAGGAACAGTAGTTTCTACCAGTGATGATACTACTCTTACTTATTTAAGTGAAAATGCTCCTAACACTATGTTGTATGGCTGTTTAGTAGAAGCATACACCTTCATGAAAGGTGAAAAAGATATGATGGATTTGTATAATGGTCGGTTTATAGAATCGTTGGGACGAGTTAAAGATTTAGCGGAAGCCCGTGAAAATGCTGATGCGTACAGACAAGGATTACCTAGTCGGGCAAGAACATGAAAATAGCTATAGTTGGTCTTGGTGGGAGCTTTTCAGATTATGTTTCTGCTAAAATAGCTTCTCAAGAATTTAACGAAGTTTGGGGTATAAATTGCATAGGTGGAATTATACACGTTGATAAGACGTTTATGATGGATCCAGTAAGTCGGTTTTTAGATACTGAAAATGCGGGAACGCAAACAGGCATAGCTAGGAAATTTTTAAAGGAAAATAAAAAACCTATTATAACTTGCCAGTTAGATAAACGAGTTAAACAATTAGAGTTGTATCCTTTAAAAGAAATAGCAACAGAATTAAAATTTTGTTATTTCAACAATACTGTAGCGTATGCAGTTGCTTATGCAATTTGGTCAAAAGTTAAAACGATATGTCTATACGGTATTGACTTTACTTACAAAAATGTAAATATGGCTGAATCGGGCAGGGCATGTGTTGAGTTTTGGTGTGCTATTGCTGTATCAAAAGGTATAAAAATAGAAATAGCTAGTAAATCTGGTTTGCTAGATACTAATGTTCCAGACAACGAAAAATTGTACGGCTATCATAGACTTGATGACCCTTTAGTACAAACAGTGCAAGAAGGTGGCCTTTTGATAGCTAAACAATCTGAGTTTGCGCCTCCGGAGCCTATAGAAAGTGACCCTGTTATTTTTGGGAGGCATGATAATGTTTGAATCAATTTCTACCATAGGCGCAGTTAATATAATCACCTCGGATGAAGGTGGTTTATCTAATGACCAAATCGCTGATATGTTAGCTAATAAGTTACTTTATGTTTCTAGTGATGCTCCAGAACCTATTCGTTTACAAGCTGAAGCATTTAAAGATAGGGTTAGGTATCTAGCACAATATTATATAGAGTTGGCGAGGAAAGAAGAACGTGCTAGTATTTGCGCCAAGGTTCGTGAAGCTGGTCAATTGGAACTAGCTAAAGCTATAGGGAGACTCTAATGGCTATTGCACAAGCAATGTGTACTTCGTTTAAAACAGAGCTTTTAACAGGCACACACAATTTTGCGACAAATGGTAATGCTTTTAAATTAGCATTGTATGCAGAGGGTAGCGGGGGGAAATCAAACACCACGGCTACTTTAGGTGCTACAACAACAGCTTTTGTCACAACAGGGGAAGTCGCTTCAAGTGGCACATATGCTACAGGTGGGGGAACTCTTACAAAAGTAGCCCCTTCAGCTTCTGGCACTACCGCACTTACTGATTTTGCTGATTTGAGTTTCACCACTGCTACTATTACAGCAATGGGTGCTTTGATTTATAATGATACAAATAGTAATAAAGCAGTAGCAGTGTTAGATTTTACCTCTAACAAAACCTCTACTTCTGGGACGTTTACTATTCAGTTTCCTACAGCAGATGCGAGTAATGCCATTATCCGTATAGCATAATGGAGTAATATTGTGGCTAATATCACGGGTTGGGGCAGAGGAACTTGGAATCAAGGGGCTTGGAACCAAGCAATACCCGTCGTTGTCACAGGAGTAGCTGGCACTAGCGCACTCGGTACAGCCCTTGCTATCCCTTCTATAGAAGTAAATGTTACAGGGGTAGCGGCAACAAGCGCGGTTGGCTCAGTAGCTGTTACAGGTACATCTTTACTCGTGCCGACAGGAGTAGCTGGCACTAGCGCACTCGGTGAAGAAACAACAAATTGTTCTGCAAATGTCGTTGGTGTTGGTGCGGTAGCCACAGCAAGTCTCGGTGAAGAAGCAATCACAGGTTCGGCTTTGGTTCTTGCTACAGGAGTAGCGGCTACAAGCGCACTTGGTTCTTTAACAGTTACAGGTACATCTTCTTTTGCTGTCACAGGAGTAGCTGGCACAAGCGCGGTGGGCTCAGTAAATGCTGTACCTTCTATAGAAGTTGATGTTTCAGGGGTTGCAGGAACAGTAAATGTTGGTATAGTTCAAATATACTCAGCTATCGTTCCTAGCCAGAATCCAAATTGGACAACGGTTACGGTAACGACAACTGCTTGGTCGGAGGAAACTCCTTCTCAAACTCCAAATTGGATAGAGATAGCGGCATAGGAGCAGTAAATGGCTAGTTCATTCAGTACAAATCTAGGTATAGAAAAACCAGCTTCTGGCGAACTATCAGGTACTTGGGGCGATGTTACCAACTTTAACTTTGATATTTTTGACAGAGTGACAGGTGCGGCTGATCTTACCGCCTCTGATTTAACCACAGATTTAACGATACGAGCCGCAAGTCCCACTTCTGGGCAAAGTAATGTGCAGACAGGAATGTTTTCTGTCATAAACCTTAAAGATAGCGGTTCTGATTTAGGTGGCACAAATGTCGTAACTATTGCTCCGAATACAGCGGCTAAGTTTTTTATCATTCAAAACTCTTTAACTGGTGGTAGAAGTGCTACTATCCAACAAGGGTCGGGTGCAACAGTATCAATACCAAACGGGACATCAGACATTGTTTTTTGTGACGGTGCTGGGTCAGGGGGAGCAGTTACAAGTGTTGCCTCTACTTTTAATTTAGGAAGTAGTGCTGGAGTAGCTGGCACGGCAACCGCTTTAGCCATAGCTTTAGGATAGGAGTTAATAATGGCAGATTCAGCAAATGTATCTATTTCAGCAACAATGTTGCCTGATGAGATAGCAACCACTTTATCAGGGAGTTTAACAGTAACTCCAGCAGATGCTAATGATAAATGGTATTACAAATTGACTAGTGTTTCTAATGCTAGTACTGATTTGATAGCTGGTTATTTTCTTGATTATACAGCAGTAGATGATGATACAGCCCCTACTGCGGTAGCGACAGGCGATAAGATAAAGTTCTTATTTGTTCAAAATCAAAGTACCACAGCAAGTATTTTTATGGTGTTTGATGCGGGAACGGCTTCTAGCTCTGCGGGTGATGGAGTTACAGTAGGTCCTTCTGAAACATTTTTTGCTAGATTGCCTAATGCCACAGTAGCTGATGTTCATGCAATATCTTCTACAGGAACTGTTACTTGTGTTGTAGCCGCTCTCTTAGA